TATACCTTTATATATAGCATTACTTTCTTTGTCCATAAAATATTCTGCTTTTGAATATCTAAATCTTGGTTGTTTTAATGTAATATTAAAATGTTTTAATTCATTAATTAATTTTTTAGTTCTATCTAAATCATCAAAATATATTGATAAAGCAACAGTATAATATTCTAATGGATAATGTGATTTTAAATATGCTCCATATAAGCTATCATAAGCATATGAAAGAGAATGTGATGCATTAAAACTATACTTACTTGCATCTTCAACAACTTGCCAAGTTTCATCAAATCCTTCATAAGTACCTACATTTTTAAACCAACCTTCTTTTAATTGTACTTTTAATTCTTTTAATTCTTCTTCTTTAAATTTCTTTTTAGAAATCTTTTTAATTATGTCATAAGTTTTACTTTCTTCTATACCTAACCATATTAAATATTTCATTATACTTTCTTGGTACATTAAATAATGATAACTGTCTTTTAGGATATCGTCTAAATCTTTTACACCTGTTGTATACGGTTTTCTTTCAATAAAATTATCTAATAATGACGCAAATCCTGGACGAATTGCTGCAACAAATGCACTCATTTCAGACACACTTGAAACTTCATATCTTGAAACTAAACCTGTCGCAAAATCCGAGTCTGCTTGATTTATTGTGCAAGTAAGTTTATTTTTATATATATCAAATGTTTTTTCATCTAATTTTTCTTCTAATTCATTAATTGAAGGTATTGATATATTAGCTAATTCACAAACTTTTCTTATTAAAGACCAAACTGTTACTGATAAATAATCATTTTTTAAATATTTATATACATCGCAATTATATCCGTCCATATTACAACAAAGTTTTTCTTTTGTTTTTATTAATCCTATTTCTTCTGCAACACTTTTATTGAACAATAACATACTACAAGGACTTTCAGAAATACTTTCAACAACACCTTTGAATACTTTTGAGTCTTTTATAATTTTACCCCAATATTCATCTTCTTCATATTGCTCTAAATTTTTAGCAATTTCATCATAATCTGAAATCTTCATATCATTAGCTTTACACCATAATCTAAAGGCAGACGAGTCTTGTAGAGGTTTGTAAGAAAGTATCCATGCACAGTTTTCTTCTCCTAATAAATCTTCTGTTGCTTTAATAAAAGGTGTTCTATCTTCTGTATTTAAATCTATATCTGGTAATGAACGTGTACCTAATATACGTTCTATACTCATAAAACGTGTAGGATATAATGGAACAGGAGCAGACATTCTATCAATTTCTGTTAACCCTAATAATTTATTTATTAAAAATGAAACCGCACTTCCTCTACCTGTCTTTGTTAATAAACCATTATATTCCTTTGTAGCTTTTTTACAAATTTTATAATCCAATATAAAATAATCTTCCATATGAGTTTTTTCTATAATATCAAATTCATATTGGATAGCCTTTAAATATTCTCCCCATTTTTCTTGTGGTATTTTATCTCTATTTTCTACCCAACATTCATTTATAATATTTTTTAATTCTTGATTTGGATTATTTGAAATTGAAGGCATTTTTATTTCTTTATCTAAAAAAATACCTTCACATTCATCAAATATCAATGTGTTATTAATTGCTCTATTGATATCATTTATACTCAAAACATCTTGCTCTTTATATCTTTCTATAATCGTATCAAATGTAGGATAATCTAAAACAAAATTTGTTTCTTCTTTATATACAATTCCCTTCGCTTTTAAAAATAATTCTCTATAAATTGCATCATTTGGTTTTATATAATGAGAGTCATTCCCATGTATTATTTCTATATTATATTTCTCACTTAAATATAATACTTTTTTATTTAATTCTTTTTGTATTTGTTCATTATGATTTTGAACTTCAAAATAAAAATTATTTCCAAAATAATTTTTCATTTTAATAACCCATTCTTCTAATCCTTCGTCATTTTTTAATCTTCCTGCAACACATGCAGTCGTAATAATAACATTGTTTGGATTAACACTAAATAAAAGTTCATTGTCTATTCTATTCTTATAATATATTCCGTCTATATTACTATATGATAATATTCTATTTAAATCTTTAAATCCTTCTTTATTTTTAGCTATCATAACTAAGTGGTAATTTGAATTATCTCTTTCTTTTCTATCTTCTACGTAATAAAGTTCAGAACCAGCCAACATCTTGATACCTTTAAATTTATTTCCATGAGGACATTTATCACTATTCGCTTTGATATATTTCCCTTGTTCTTTTGTACATTCAACACAAACTTCGCTACATAAAGTAAATGCTTCAAAAATATTTCCTTGATATCCATGTTCTGTTGTAAAATAAATGGCATTTTCTCCGTCCAATTCTATTGCTCTTTCTATATATTCTTTTGGTTTTGTTACAACATCTAAACTCTTAATATTACTATACATTGTATGTTTATGATAATTATTATATCTATTAATCATTTATATCCACTCTCCATTCATACATAGCATTATATAGTTCTATTGGAATTAAGTCTTTATATTCATCTGCTACTTCTTTAACATATTTTTCTTTAAAGTTTTTATAACAAGTAAATGCTTGAAAAGGTCTATTGAGAGGAAAATGACCCAAAGTTAGTCTTTTGTCTATTGTACAACATCTTACTCTTATTCTATCATTATCAAAAGTACAACCTATTGGTAACTCCCCTCTTACATTATGACTATTGGTAAATAAACTATTAATTCTTTCTGGAACTATTATGCAAGTTTGTGGACTATATATTTTATTTCCTTTACATAATATATCTTTATCTAAATGCATTTCTTCATCTTTTATTTCATAATAATTTTCATAATACCATTTAGCAAAATTTTGAAAATTATACCATTCTTCACAAACTTCACAACCTTTATAAGTAGGTTTTTTATTTTGATATCTTTCACTATAACATCTTTCTAACATTTTACTCCACATAGCATAACATTTTTTATCTTTTGCATAACAATATTTTCCTTCCCCTATATATCCCACATTATACAACCTCGGTTCATAAGGACAAGCAATAGTTTTATTTTTAAAATAATCATATCTAACATTCTTTGCCACCCAATCATATTCTTCAAAATAAATATCAACATCTTCACTATGATTATATTTTATAATTTTTATTTTACTTCCAAATTTATTATAATCTATTAATCCTAATCTTTTATTATTCATTTATTCTACTCCTTTCTTTAGTTATAACTTTATTATACTTATATTTTTATATTTTGTCAACAGATAAAAAGAAAGGTAGGAAAATCCTACCTTATATCATATCATTTAAGTATACTATTGGTATACCTTTTGCTTTGCAATATCCAATTTCAACATTACAACCTCTGCTAGTTTCAAAATCTTCTAATACTATCATTGTATCACATTTACTTAATAAATCTAAACACCAATCTAATCCTTCTTCATATGGGACATCATTAAATAACCAACCAAATGTATGCAAAGGTGATATATAAATTCTATCATTTATACCACTTTCTCTATCTCTTTTTATTAACTCTTTTATTACATTTTCACAATACTCTACTCTCTTTTTATCTCCACCGAATTTACAACTGACATATACAAACATTTGTTTTCTCCTTTAAAATGGTATATTTTTATCTTTTTTCTTTTTATCATCTTTAACTATTTCACTTTCGGCATTTACTATTTTAAAACAAGGACGTTTTCTATAATTGTCATATTCAATTTCAACAATTAAATTAAGTTTTAATATAGGTTTACCAAATGAAACTTCATCTTCTTTTAATAAATATTTCTTAAATACTCCTGAACAATAAGGTTTTTGTATTTCTATTCCATTATATTCAAAAGTCAATAATGTTGTATAAGGATTTCTAATTTTTCTGCTATCTATTACTAAATCTTTTATTAAAAACTTAGGTGCTTGACAATGTTGATTAAAAATAGCTTTCATTTTTACTATTTCTTCCATTTCTTTTATTCTTAATGTATCTAAATCTACTTCACAATCTACTAGTACACAAGAAGGAATAACTTCTACATTCTCAAATGCTCTATTTACTCTCTTAATTAATCTAGGAATATCTTTTGTTTCAACAAAAATTCCAGCAGAATTATTATGTCCTATTATTTTTACTATTTCAGTAGTTTCTAATATATCTTTTAAACTTTCAACTCCAAATCCCCTAATACTTCCTCCGTATACATCTTTTGATTTTGATAATAAAATAACACTTTTCTTATATACATCAACTAAATTCATACATACTAATCCAGTTATTCTTTTATCAACTAAAGTTCCTTCTTCATCTATTATTACAATAGCTTTATTTTCATTTAAATTATTTTCCATTACAAATTGTTTACATTTTTCAACACATTTTTTCTTTGTATTATCTTGTTTTGTTTTTATTGATTTACTCATTCTAACCATAGTTTCTTGTAATGTATGAACTTCTGTTTGTGGATTAGGATTGTTTTTACTTTTTTTAGGTGTATATTCTATTTCTTCTTCTTCCTCTATTAATGCTCTAAATAAATCTGACTTTTCTTGTACACTTCCAAAACGAATTACTGCATTTATTTTATTTGCTATATTAAATGATACATCAGTTGGTGTTAAATTTCCTTCAAGTTTTGCATCTTTCATAAATTCTTTTACTAATTTATTATTTATATTTTTTAATCCTTTATCAACTATATATCTCAATTCAAAATCATTAATAATCATACTATCTGCAATTGAACCAATAGCTACTAAATCTAAATAGTGTACCAATTCATCTTCTGTAAGAGCAGTTAAAAATTTATACGTTACACCAACTCCAGCATGAGCCATACTATATTCATCTAATTGATTATTAATAATTACACCTAATAAATTTCCATTTTGGTCTGAAAATATAGTATTTTGTTCTTTATCATTTTGTTGGTGGTGGTCAAGTATTAATATTTTTTTACCTAATTTCATTAAATCTTTTAATTGTTCAATGTCATTAGTTCCTGCATCTGGTATAATTAGGAAATCAACATCTGATTTTTTAATTTCCTTAAATAATTTTTCATCTGATAATCCATGTGTTTTCTTTTCGTGATGTAATATTTTTATTTTTTCTTTTGGCATTTGACACTCTCTTATTAAAAATAAATACATTAAAGCACTTGAAGTAAAACCGTCAACATCACTATCTACGACTAATCCCATTTTACTTTCCTTATCTAATTCTTCCATAAACAACTTTATACCTTCTGCCATATTTTTAAGTTTAAATGGATTTTCAACATACTCTGATGTAGGATTTAAAAGGAACTCAACATCTTGATTTGTGAGTTCCCTATTAATTAAACTTATCTGTTTTAATGTTTTTCCAAAAGTTTCTTCTTGCAATATCTTATAATCCATATTCTCAATTATCTCTCCTTTATAAGAAAAATGTGTACCACCCATGATAATTGAGTTTCAATATCTATTTAACTATTTCACCTTTTTTAACTAAGTCTACATAATATACTAATTCATACATATTATATAATTCTACTTTTTTCCCTTGTATTCTTCTTACTCCGTTTTCTTTTAAATATTTAACTAACATTGATTTCATAATACCAAATCCTTTCTTTTATTTATTTTATTTATACCTTTATTATACTTATATTTTTATATTCTGTCAATAGTATTTTCAAATTTTCTTGCATTATTTAATAATTCTAAAAATGTTTCACAACCTCTATCAATAGGACTATCTTTATAATCTATTAAATCTTCTGTATCTTCAACTATATAACAATTAAAATTCCACTCAATTATCTTTTGATATATCTTATTCATTTTTTTATTCCATTTTCCATCCACATCTTCTTCTTTATCAAAACATACATAAATATCTTCTACTCCTAATTTTCTTAATATATGCAATTGAAATTCTGATACAGAAGACCCTCCTAAAGCTAATGAACTATTAATTCCAAAATAAGAGTTCATTTTTAAAACGGACTTTTCACTTTCAAATAACATTACTTTCTTAGACTTTTCAATAGCTTGTTTGTTTATATTAATACCATATATATTTTTTCCAAGTTGATGTTTGTATGTTATTCTACTTCTATTATTTGTATATGGAATATACTTACGTTTTCTAGCTAATTGATGTTCACTTAAATTACGTTCTCTAATCCCTATTAATCTTCCGTCAATATCATAATGTGGTATAATTATTCCAAAAGTATCTACATCAAACAATATATCAAATAATTCCATTGTTTCTTCTGTAATACCTTCATATATCCATTCAATAGGTTTATAAGTGCTAAATGTATTTAATATATAATCATCATATTCATCTAATACTTCATCTAAATTTATTTCTTTTTTTATAGGTTTTGGTCTTTCAATTATCGGTCTATTTTTTCTACCAAAACCTTTTGGTGTAGTTGATATATTAAAAAAATCTGCTATAAAATCTATTGAGTCTTGCAACGTTTCAAAATTCATAACTTCTTGTACTAAATCTAATATTGAAAAACTTCCACAATTTGAATAACAATGAAAATATAAAGTGTCCTTAAATAAATCACACTTCCAAGAACTTCCTTGATGACAAAGGGAAGTGTTCATTACCATTTTTTCTTCTGTTTCCATTTGAGTATTAAATTCTCCACCTAAATACTCTACCATTTCAACAATCATTGAAAGTGTTAATCTACTTTTCAATTCATTTGCACTTAAAATGTTTACACCTCCCGTCAATTATATTGAGCAAAATCATATAAGCCTTAGCTTATATGATTGCTCCTATCTCTGAAACAACTTCTTCAAAATCTTCTAAATTCATTTCTTCTTTATCCATTAAAACTTTAGCTAATTCATCTATTAAAACTCTATTTATAACTAAAACTTCTTTAGCTTTTTCATAACATTCATTTAAAACTTCATCAACTTTGTTTAATATTTTTTCTCTCATAAACATATCTTTTCTATCTATTGATTTTAAACCAAAATCCTCATACATACCCATTCTAGTTATCATATTTTCTGCTATTCTAGTTGCTTTTTCTAAATCATTTGAGCAACCACCTGTAACTTTTCCAAATATTAATTCTTCACTTGCTCTACCCGCAAGGCTTACAACTATATCATTTAAAAATTCTTCTTTAGTTTTTAAGAATTTATCATCTTCATCTTCATTAGCATATAAAACATATCCTAATGTTGAGCCAGTTCTTGGCACTATTGATATCTTTTGTATTTTTTCTGATTTTAATAAATAACTAGTTACTGCATGACCTATTTCATGGTATGATACAACTTGTTTTTCGTGTTCATTTAATTTCTTTGTGCTTGATTTTAAACCAGCAACTTCTCTTTCAAATGCCTCTTCTAATTCTTCATTACCTATTTTTTCTTTTCCTTTTCTTACTGCTAACATACCGGCTCTATTAAGGATAGCACCTATTGTTCTACCACTAAATCCACTTAAATTTCTAGCTATCTTTTCTAAATTTAAGTTTTCTTCTGTTTTCATTTTCTTAGCATTTATTTTTAATATACCTAATCTTGTTGCAAAATCTGGGTTACTTATATGGATTTTCTTTGTCATTCTTGTTAATACTGCATCATCTAAAGCATCTGGTAGGTTAGTTGCAAGTATTACTATTAAATCTTTTGAAGTTTTGAAACCGTCAAGTTGTGCTAATAGTTCGGCAGTTCCACTTTCACGTTCTGAATTGTTTTCTTCACCACTACGTTTCTTAGCTATGACCTCTGCTTCATCAATAAATACTATTGCTTGTTCACACTTTCTAGCATCATTGAATAGTTGCTCTATGTTTTTCTTTGTCATACCTACATATTTTTCACTAGCATCACCTGACATTTGGAATACAGGATAACCTAGTTCTGTTGCTATTGCTTTAACTAACATTGTTTTACCGTTTCCACTTTCACCACTTAATAATATATTATTAAGACTTGATGTAACACCTATTGTTTCATATTTCTCTCTATTTTTTATTAAATCTATACTTTCAAATATTTCTTGTTTAACTGTGTCTAATCCTGCTATTTCATCAAAAGTTACAGGTAACGGTTTTGTATAATATTTACTCTTTGTGTAACTTCCTCCATCAGTACTTTTATTATTTCCATCATTATTATTATTTCTCATACCTCTCATTTCATTCATCTCCTCCTTCGCATAATCCATACTTATTTCTAAATCTAATTTAGCACCTTCTATTTTCTTTGTTACATTATCTATTTTTCTTTTTTCGTCTATTTCATTTTGTATTATTTTCATAACTAAACTATCTAAATACATATCTGCAACACTTTCTGCAACTGTAAATCTTTCATTACTTGGTTCTGCTATTTCAAATAATAATTCAGAACCTTTGAACTTTGTATCTTTTTCTATTTTTTCTTTACCGTTTTCATCTAATATTACTGTACAAGGTGTTAAGTTTAGGTAATATCCTTTGCAATATGGATATTTTATAGGACTTCCATAATTGAATAATATTTCTGCATAAAATCCTCGTTCTATTTCTCCTATTTTCTTGAAGACAACAGTTTTATTTTTCATATCTTTTTTCTCCTTTCTTTATTTATACCTTTATTATACTTATCCTTTTATATTATGTCAACCAGTTTTTAATATTTTTTTTAAAAAGGTGTATCCATAATAGCATTTAACCATTCGTCAACTTTTTCATTACCAACTTCACCACTATGACCTTTAACTTTAATAAATTCAATATCTGAAAATTTATTCTTTTCATTTAATAATTCAAGCCATAATTCTTTATTAGCCACATCTTGTTTTTTACTATTCTTCCAACCGTTTTTTAACCAACCATTTATCCATTGAGTTATACCATTAAGAACATAGGCACTATCTAAATGTACTTCTAATTTAATTGATTTATTCTTAATAGCCTTTAAACCTTCAATACAACCTCTTAATTCCTCTATATTATTAGTAGTAGTATAACTAATATCTCCGTCTATTTTAGTATGAATTAACTTATTGTCTACCCAATACTCTAAATAAAAAGCATATGCACCTATATTTTCTTCTTTTCCGTTTCCTCTACAACCACCAAGTCAACCGTCTGACCACATTTTAATTAGTTCAGACATTAATACCACCTCCTTTTTATTGCATTAATACACCTGTACTTACATTTTCACATATACCTCTTTCCATTAATCTTCCACTATTTCCGTCCAATTGATATAAATACACTATACTATCTTCACCACTACGGTTTTTATCAATAAAAAATACTAAATATCTTTTACTTATATCTATACAATCTCTATCAAATTCAAATTTCTTTTCAGAAGGCTTAGTGCTATCAATTATTTTTAAATATTTTTTAATATATCTTCCGTTTATAGGGTCTTTTGTCCATACATAAGGTTTTAAAAAGAAACTTTTATTTTCAGGATTAAGTTCTACACTATTTCTACACTTTCTAAATAATAATATTTTACTTGCTATCTCTTTTATCTGCTTGGAGTTTGTTATTTGTGATGCTGTTAAATAAGAAAGTTTATCAGTTGCACTTAATAATTGTATTGGACACATTATTCCTATATCGTGCTTTCTTCCAAATGTATCTAAATCCCTTGATAATTGAACATATTCATTTGTTACATTACTTTCTAAGTTTGTTGGTTTAAATGTATCAAGTACTAAATATCTATAACCTTCTGTCATTTTTAATTTTAACATTCTATTTGATATTTTGTTAAAATCAAATTCATTCATCGCCCAAAACGTTAATTTACCTTCATACTTTTCTTTTATAAATTCATTAGCTTTAAAAAATACTTGTTTTTCATCTTCACTTAAAGTCCATTTACTTATTTTCTTTCTACTTATTGTAAAACATCTAAAAATATTTATACATACAAATGCCATTAATAAATCTTTGAAATATTTTGATACCTGTTCATTCGATATAAATAACACTTTTTCTCCACTTTCAACTAAACCTAATACCATTTGTAATGTTACAGTTGATTTACCACTACCACTACTAGCACCTATAAACATTACACCATTTTTTCTACATATACCATTAAGTTCATTGTTTAACATTTTAAAGGATTGAATGTATCTATCTTCACCTGTGTCAACATCTTTAAACGTTACAGTAATATCAAATGGAGCAGTATCTTCCATTTCTCCACTTTCTTTTTTAGCTATTTCTTCATCAGTATAATGCAAACTTTCAAGTTTATCATTTTCTTCTAATACATTCATACCTATATTTTGCAATATAATTGATTGAATTATACCCCCAAATTGTGTAGAACTTACATAAGGTAATATTTCCATTGGAACTATCTCAGCCTCGTCCACTTTATACTTTTTATTTAAATCAAAATTTAATTCTTTAGCTTGACTTACAATAATATGCTTTCTTAAAGTATCCACATATCCATTAAAATTTTCTAAAGAACTATCCATTTTTAATAAATTATCAACACTTTCATATCCGTTATAATCTTCAAACATACTACTTAATCCATTTGAACTACACCAAGTTACAAGTGCAAATTTATCTATTTCTTTCATTGTTTTACTTACTTCTTTAGCTAAATTATAAAAGAAAATAGTTTTATCTATACTAAAATAATCTTCGTTTACTTCATTAATTAAAGTTAAGTCTTTATAAATACACGATAATACCAAACTTTCGTTTAATGCTCTTTCGTCCAATACTCTCACCTACTTTTTATTTTTATCAAACATTTTTATAATATCTAATAAACTTATATTATTTTCTTTCTTTTCTTTCATTTTTTCTAATCTCTTTTGTAATTGTTCTTCTGTTTCTTCTTCATAATCCATTGAAACACCATATGATGTATTAACACTTATATTGTTACTATCATCTTTTATTTTATTCTTAACACAAGCAAATATATATGCTAACTTTCCATATTCTTCATATATACCTTTTTCATCTAAATATCTTTTAATTTCATTTGCATTATTAATCAAACAATTATACAATTGTTTTCTGCTATAATGTTCCTCAATCTCTTTTATCATATTCACCTTCATCTTTGATATACAAGTATAACCTAATATATCATCAACGGCTACTAATACCTTTTTCCATAATTCTTTTTTCTCTTTATCTTCTAAATATTCTTCTTCTGAACAATAATAACTATTAGTTTTCTTTCCTGTATTTTCATTTATTTTAGTTATACAATAAGCACTTTCCTTTTCTATCTTTTGACCACAAATTTTACAGGTAACTTTAGCCATATGTTATTTATCACTTCCTTTAGTTCCATTGTTCCAATACATTTTTTCTTACTTGCATTACTCTACCATATTTATTTTCTACTACTAATAATACTAATTGATTTTCTTCATCATAAATTTCTGCTAATATCTTATAACTCTTTCCTTGTTCTAGCATATTTATTCTCCTTTCTTATTCTATATCTTTATTATACTTATATTTTTATCTTTTGTCAACAAGATAATAAAATAAAAAGAAAGGTAGGATTTCTCCTACCTATTTACCGTGAACCTTTTCCAAGCCACCAAATACACTTCTCACTTCCCATTGGTCTTCTTCTGATAATGCCCAAAACTGTTCTTTATATTTATTAAATACTAACCATTTTAATTCCCTTATTGCCCAAACCGAGTTTCCGTGTTTACCTCTTATTTCTAAGAACTTATCTATCATTCTTATCTCTATTTCACTTCTCACATTAACACCTTCCTTATTATCTTAATTTAACAACAACTGTACAATCATTTAAATTTAATCCTTGTATTAACTCTTGAACTTCTAAAACAGCTATTCTATTTAGTTGTTCATTCATATCTTTGTCAGTATACATATCTTTTATTTTCTCTCTACCTACTTCAACAAAAGTTTCAAGGAAATATTTAGTTACTTTTTCTCCCTCTTTTTCACCACATAATAAATTGTAATCATTTTGTTGCCACAGTAATGTATCATTTTCATAATGAACACTATCCATATCTAATGTAGGTTTATCTATTTCAACAGTTATAGTACCATTATTATCTTGTGTTACAGTAGCATTTGAGAAATAAACATCATAGCTATATACTAAGTTGGCACTTCCTTTTAAAGTTGCTCTTTTCTTTAATCCTAAAAAACTATCTTCTTCAAATATATAAGTATGTGTCATATTTACTTTTGAGTTTTTTAATACACTATAACTTTTTAGTTCATTAAATTTTTCTTGAATTGTTTTAACATTTATTAATGATATAGTAGTATCTGTTGCCTTTTCTTGTACTTGTTGTTTTAAATATAAGTCGGTTTCTAATTGTTTTATTTTATTATTTTGATTATAAATTAATGTAGCTAATATAACTAAAACACCTATCGCAGTAGTTATTATTATTCTTCTAATAAATTCTCCATTATTTCTTCTCATACCTCTATTTATACTCATATTACCAACCTCCCCTTTATTTGTATATCTTTATTATACTTAACTTTTTATATTCTGTCAATAGTTATTTAATATTTTTTCCAATAAACATTTAAAACTTTTACCATTTCATCTGCTAAATGATTAGCCACATAATTAGCATATTTATCTGACATTAAATATTTTAATTCATTTGGATTTGAATAAAAACCTAATTCTGCTAAAAGTGCTACTGTACTTCCGTTTATAACATTCATTTCTCCTATTCTTCCGTTATTTAATAATGCATCTCGTCTTGGTATCATACCGTTATTTTCTATTGAACTACTAAGTCTATCTGCTATATTTCTTGCCATTTGATTTCCTTGATTACTCATTATAAAAAAACCTTTTGAATTGCTATTATAATAATTTGTGTGTATTGATAAATAAACATTTGCATTTTGTTCATTAGCTATTCTGCCTGCTGCATTTAAATCTTGTGATTTACTATAAGTGTCTTGATATACAACTTTGATACCTCTCGCTTTCATTTCTTCATATATTCTTTTTGATATTTTTTTATTTAAATCATATTCATGTATATAAGCACCGTCATTATCTTTGTGTATTTTTATATCAGTAGGTATATCTTTAAAATGTAATCCTATATTGTGTAAATAAACTCGTTTTCCTGGCTTATTTTCATATTCACCTACTCTTATTACCACTTGTGCTTTTCTTATTGCCCAACTTGGTATTTCTTCATCTAATGTTGTTTGCATTTCATATCCACCTATTGTATATTTTATATACTCTTTAACACCTCCTATACTTTCTGATACAGTTGTATTGCTAAGTAATAATGCACCTAATAATAATACTGTTAATAATTTTTTAAACTTATTTATAAGTAGACTTAACATTTCAACCACCCCTTATTTTCATCTGCATAGTATATTATATGCTAAATTTTATATTATGTTACAAGATAATTATATTTTTTTATAAAAGAAGTGGATACTTTAATTATATCCACTTCTTATTTTATTTATACCTTTATTATACTTATATTTTTATATTCTGTCAACATTATTTATTATATTTTTCATATAATTCTTTCATATTTAATATACCTATCTCTAATGCTTCGACATTTTCTTGTGTTGCTACATCAAGAGTTCTTTGTTCTCCATTATAATCAGTTCCTAATGCCCTGTTCATTATGTCGATTGCCTGTTCTCTTAATCCTATTTCACTTAATAATCCACCATATTCTATCATTTCTTTTTTAACTTCTTCTATATCTCTAACAACATCTGCAAATGCCTCGACTGATGATTTACCTATTTCATTAGTTACTCTATCTTTTCCATATCCTTCACAAGCCTTAACAAATGCGTCTTTAACTAATTTAGCAGACTCTCTCTCATTATTAGCTAATGGTATAAATAATGGAATATCTTCTGCAATTGATACTTTATTTTTACCAAAATTATACATACTTTCATTAGTTACTAATGTTCTTCTTTGACCGTCTTTAGTACCAACTTTATTTATAAACCAACATAATTGACATTCTTTTGATACTATCTTAGCTAAACGTTTATTAGTTTGTAAATCATATCTTATATAACTTTTACCTGTTTCATCTATTAATTCTTCTTCATCACTATGGCAAATATAAACAAAACTCCAACCTACTGCTTTCATTGGTGAGAATAATTCACTATATAATTTATCTATTAAAGCATACCCACCATTAAAACTTTTAACATCTGACATAAAATCTTTATTATATTTATTTAATATATGACTTGTTATTATCTCTCCTAATCTTGTTAATGTATCTATTATACATACACCACCAAATTCTTCATATGCTTCTTTTGTAGCTAATACCCTAGTTACCTCTAATAAGTCTTTGTAAGAAGAAACTGGTACATCATTTGAACATAATGATGCCGAACTACCATATTCACAAGCTAATAATATATGTTGTCCTTCAAACAATGCACTTGCTAATGTAGTTTTCCCAGCATCAGGTGTTCCATATAATATCATATTATAATTTCTTAAATCTACACTTACTTTCTTTTTGCTATTTTCTTCTTTCATTTTTTTAAGACTATCTAAACTAAATTTTGCCATATATTCATCTCTCCATTCATTGAATTTATTTTATTTATATCTTTATTATACTTATCTTTTTATATATTGTCAATAGTTTAGGGAGAAATTAATCTCCCTATTTATTTTAACTAGAATGGTAAGTTCATTCCACTTCCACTTTTCTTAGCACCAAATCCTCTTGGAGCAGTTTCAACAACTTTTCCTTCGTTTTCTTTAAGTTCTTCTATTTTTTTATTTAATGCTTGAACTCCTTCACCTATTGCATTAAAGTCAAATGCAGGGTCACCTTCATATTCACTTTCGTCCATTACAAATCCACCTATTAGTTTTATTTCTTTAACTAATTTAGTTGAAGGTTCAAATGTTGGCACATTACCAAATCCTCTTTTTTCTTTTTTATCTACTTTTTTAGTTTCTTGTTCTATTCTTAACATAGGTTGAACACCTATTTCACATACAACACCTTTAACAAATTCTTCTTCACAATATTCTAAAGCACCTTCCATTTCTAAATCTCTTAGGAATAAATCAAATTTTTCTACCGCTACACTATCAGGTATTTCTTCTCCCATTCTATTTGTGTAACCATTTCTAAATTCTGGTACATAAAATTCTAATTTTAAACCTACAACTTCTTCATCACTATCATATAATCTTTGTGCGTCACTTGCACAAACCCCTCTTAAAGTTCCTTCTATATAAGGTTCTCTAGTTGCTCCCTCTTTAGCTCTATTGAAAAAGTTTGTAGTTAATCTGAAAGTTGTTACTAATTCTCCATTACTCATATATCTATTGTTAGTTAATTTAACTCCTTTATTTGCATATACAAAATCAACTTCTTCTTTAGTTGCAACAGTTGTACTTTCGTGTTTAACTGGTTGTGCGTCTTTTCTCATTCTCTTATCACAAAATTGACTATCAAGTGATTTATATTCTTCGTTTACTGTCATTAAACTTTGATATATTTTATTTGGTTGTCCTGAACTTGTTAATTTATTAGCAAATGCCTCTAAATCCACTCTTTCTCCGTCATTTTCTCCAACTTGTAAAGTTAATCTAGCTGAAATATACTCATTTCCTGTACTAGTTTTACCTAATGTTATAGTTTTTGCTATTAAATATCCTCCAACTTTTATATTGTTATTTTCTAAATTTGCCATATCTATACACCTTTACCTTTCTTTTTTTGTATTTTTTTATTTATATCTTTATTATACTTGCCATTTTATATTCTGTCAATACTTTTTAAAAAAAATTAATCATTTATTTTTACTTCATATAAATATAAAGCATCATATAACTTTTGTGGAATAAAATCTCTATATTGGTCTGCTACTTCTTTAATATAACTTTCTTTTTCTCTTTTATATACTTCAAATGCGTCAAATGGATTATCATACAAGCCAAAATATTTTTTATTAATAGAACAAACACTATATTTGTTACCCTTTTGAGTAACTCCAATAGGTAAATCTCCTCTTAATGCATCTGACTTTGTAAATAAATAATTTATTCTTTGTGGCACAAATATCATTGTTTCTCTTGAATAAATTTTATTATTCAATCCATATACTCTGCTTAATATATCTTTATCTAAATGCATTAGTTCCCCATTACATTCATAATAATTTTCATCATACCATTTTCCATAATTTTGAAAATTTAATAAATATTCTTCAACTATTACATTTATATATGTTGGAAATTCATTTAATCTATAAGGATTATAACACCTATTTATCATAGAACTCCATGTTTTATATCTATGTGTTAATTCCCCATTTATTCTAGTTGTATAGACACCTTCTCCTAAATATCCAACTCCACAAGTTCTTTTTTCAAAAGGACATTTTACTGTTCCTTTTTCAAATTGACTATAACTATTAATTTTAACAATACAATCATATTCTTCAAAATAAATATCAATATCACGACTATTTCTACAAGCTATAATTTCCATTTTACTACCAAAATTATTATAGTTTATTTTTCCTACCTCTGCCATTATATCAAATCCTTATTAATAGAATAACATTTTATTAAATATTCTTCTTGCTAAATCTCCTTCTACACGTTCTATTTCTTCATTAGCAAATGTTTTTAAATTATGAACTACCATTGTTTCAGTTTCATTTACTCCTTCTGTTGTTGTAACTCGTTCTATGCTCAAACAAACAACATACATTTTCTTACCTATAACTCCTACTTTACAAGCATTTTTAGGCATTACATCTTTATATCTGTTAGAATTTATTATACTATAATCATTAAACATATTACATCTCTCCCTCTTCTAATTCATTTAATAATTCATCTATTTCTTCTTCTGTTAATATACTAAAAAAATCATCTTCAAGTAAGTCTTCTTTTAAAGTATTGTAGTTTAAATCTAACACATTTATCACTACCTTTCCTTTATTTTATCTTACACCTTTATTATACTAAACTTTTTATCTTCCGTCAACAAAAATCTAAAATTAATTTTAATTTTTAAAATTCCCAATTTGTTTTTCAATTTTAAAATTCAATTTTGGGTTTAAATTTGCCTAAAATAAATTGTGTTCATTAGCTTTCTTTTGTCGCATAAGTTCTTTCATACATAAAGAAAATTGAGTTTGATAATCTATATCTTTATATTGCTCTACTAATTCTCGACACCATTGATGTCCACAAAGGAATAAACTTTTTTTATTTATTTTATTATTAATCATTTATCTCCACTCTCCATTCATACATAGCATTATATAATTCTATTGGAATTAAATTTTTATATTCATCTGCTACTTCTTTAATATATTTTTCTTTAAAATTTTTATAACAAGTGAAGGCTTGGAATGGTTTATTAAGAGGAAAATAACCTAAGTGCTTAGAACCATTAATTGTAAGACATCTAACTCTTATTTTATTTTGACGTTCATCACAACCAATAGGATAAATACCTCTACGACTTTTATTGGTTAAGAATAACTTATTAATATTTTGTGGAGAAAATATACAAGTAGAAGGAGAATAAATTTTATTCCCTTTTACAAGTATATCTTTGTCTAAATCTATTATTTCATTTTCTATTTCATAATAATTTTCTTCATACCATTTTCCAAAATTTTGTAAACATAACCATTCTTCGCAAACAATACAATTAACATAAGTTAAATGTTCATTTATCCAATATGGGTCATAGCATCTTCTAAGCATATGCACCCATGTACCATATATTTTCGGTGTATTTTTTCTACTATATTTTCCTTCGCCAATAAATGCAACGTTATAAACACTTTTAAAATAAGGGTTGCTTACATTTCCTTTTTTAAAATTTATATATTTAACACAAACTCTTGCTTTGTATTCATCTTGAAATTCAATTATCATGTTATGAACATTTTTATATTCTACAATAACCATTAAACAACCTTGATTATTTAAATTGCTTTCACCTATTCTTTTCTTTTTTTTATTCATAACTTATATCATCTTCTGTCTTATCTTCTCTCACTCTAATAAAACCACAAAATTGCAAAGACTCTTTTCCTTCACTATCTTTAGTAATAGCTTTATATTTTACTTCAATTATCTTTCCAATTATTTCATTAGGATTATTCCACCATAATTCTTTTAACTCGTCAGTAATTCCACTTACCCCTTGTTCTTCTCCTTTGTAATCAACTACTAAACTTCCTAATGAATTTGGTCTTTCGACAGACTCTTTTAATTTTATAACTTTTAAGTCGGCAGTATGCCATAATTTACATTTTAATATATGTTTAACCCTTTTGCTTTCATAAATCGAGTCATTTAAAATAACCATTAATCCTTCTTTATAAGAATTTTTAGAAACTCTTTCTAATTCTTTTTCTATTAAATTAACATCTTTCCCTTGATATATTATTTCTGCAAATTGGACTTCTTCTTTATTATTATTCTCAACAAACTCTTTTAGTCTTAACTTTCTGTCTTTAGCTTTTATCTCACACTTACCTTGTTTAAAGTCTTCTAATGGTATCATATCAAAAAGACTTATATAAATACCTTTCTTAACTCCGTCTGTATGCAATATCTTATTTGTTAATTTAAATTGGTCTTCACTAGTAACCCACACTTGTCGATTAGGTTCAAAAGCTAACAATTCACCTTCATAAACCATATTATCAGGCATACTAGCAAAAGCATTTTCTAAGTCATACAAACCTTCAAATAATTTGTCTTGTCTTGACTTAACTATCACTTTCCCTTTTTCTTTTATGACAATTCCTCTTTCACCGTTCTCCTTAATCATCATCATATATCCTTGTTTTCTAGCTTTATTATTAAAAGTTCCTTTATTTTTTTCATCATATGATGACGCTTTCATTACTTGAAAATCAAATATTAAATTATCCATAGCTTTGTTGATAGTTTTTAATGATATCCCACACTTCAAATCTTTAGTTAGAACTTTTAATACTAAATCAAATTCTTTTTCATTTTTTAAACTACCCATAAACTTTCCAATATTTATCTTTAAGTTATTATTAATATTTGATTTTTCTAATTCGTCAAGCATTTCAAATAACGAGTTCCATTTGCTTTCACCATTATACAATTTAATACTTTTCTTAGTAACACCAAATTTTTTATTTTTATCATAAGTGTATACTAGTATTTTCTGTAACATCTCATTATCTTTATTTCTACTTAAAATACTAACTTTGTCATTACTACTAGTTGTATTTCTTATTTCTTCGACAATCTGAATTACTGTGTCTAAATTTTCTACCACTTTATCATCTCCTTCTCTTATTCTATATCCTTATTATACTTACCATTTTATTTTCCGTCAACACTTTACAAAAATTATTATTCTTCATCTTCTTCTATTTCTTTTCCGAATAGTTGCACTATCACATTTGGAAGAAGTATTATGGATAATCCCACAATCCAACAACCTAAAAATATTGGTAACTCTGTCAATCTGCAACCCTCCTTAGTTTACTTTGTACACTTCACCTATACATATACATCTTTGCTTTTCGTCAATTATAACTCCACCGTTTTCTCCTAGAGCATAACATCTTTTACCCATAGTAGCCATTTTACATAGAGCCATATTTATTTTGTGTTTTATTCTGTTGTTATGGAAATGTGGCATTGTATAAACTCCACTAACAATTCCAAATCCTTTTTTAATTGCATAATGCTTATAATAATCATCTACAAATGGTGTTATGTGGTATTCATCTTGTAAAATCAATGCTCCAGCACTAGCACCTATAAATACCTTGTCCTTTTTATTCTCCACTAGGTAGTCTAATAAGTCTGCATATTGAAGAATAAGACTTATATTTTCCATTTTACCACCATTAAAAAATATGATATCACTTATTCTAATTTTTTCCTTTATATAGCTTATACTTTGTTGAGTACTAGGAAATGAAGCAACTATAAAATCTCCTTCTTGTATACCAAATTCTCTAAATGGTTTGTACAAATTATTTCTTTCTTGTCCATAAACTATACTGTCTTGATTAGTACATAACCAAGCTAAATCACTCGCATAATTAAAACATAATACCTTCATATTAGGTTTGATTATATGTTTGAGTATTGCAAAAGCATAATTGTCTGCAATATTATTATTGCTCAAAAGTATAGCTTTCATACATCTTACCCTCCTTTTTTATCTTTACAACCTTATTATACTTACCGTTTTATTTTCCGTCAACACTTTAGGGAAATAAATAGGAAAAAAATTTCCTATTATTTTCCCATACTATTTTTAATTGCATAAGTAGTATAAAGACTAACCTTTATACCTAGATTATCTATGAAGGTTTTAGTTTGTCCTTCACTTAAAGTTATACCTAGACTTCTTTCTGTTTCTAATATTTTGTCTACTACATAAGATACTGTTAAAGATGTAGTTGTAATATCACTATTACCTATCCTACTGATAAGATTATTTATTTTTATTTTTCTAGCACTAGGTTTCATACTATCTAATCCATTATGATTAAATTTATTTGGTCTGTTCTTCCAAAAGTATTCACTTTCACTATTGTATCTATAATAAGAATAAGCTATTCTTTTTCCTTCTTCTTCACTTTGTTTTACATTCATTCTATAACCTAGTTCTTTCTTAGCTTTATCCACAACTTTTTCAACATCTGTGTTTAACTCAACTATTCTATTAGGAAGTTGTACAAAATTACCTTTTATGTTTTCTGTTTTTAATTCACTTAATTCAATAAATTCTTCTCCTTTAATACCATTTCTAATCATAAGTATTAAAGCCTTGTCTAAGTTATTTTCAAATATCTCAATAGCTTTAAATACTTCTTCCCAAGATACATACCTAACTACACTATCTTCTATCCCTTCTAATTCTTCTCTAGTTATTGTTATATCATTACCTATAAAGATTAAATATTTCTTTAATAAACTCCATTTTACTGCAACCGTATTATATTTTTTACTTCCTAAATTACTTAGGAAATTTAAACAATCTATTTTATTCCATTTCTGTACCTCTTTATTATTATATGTTTCAAATTCTAAAATATTTTTGAATAATGTAAAATAAGATTTCTTAGCACTATTAGATACTACTTTTAACTCTATAAATTCTTCTATATTTATCATTGGTATCTACCTCCCTTATTTATCAACAAACATATTATTTACTTATTTTTATATTATTATACATATGATTTAAATTAGTGTCAATATTTTATGCTCCATAAAGAGTATATGCTAGTATGGTCTTAAATATACCAACATAAACCCTAAAAATATAAGAGGAATTTAATCCTCTATATATTTTAATTCAATAGTTATATTCTTATTTCCGTCTATTATTACTCTATTTACTAATTCTCTTAACACCATTTTCTTTTGTTCATCTGTACCTAAATCATATATGTTTTTAAAATTCTTAAATCTTTCTAATAGCTTATTTTTATTTTCTACTTTATTTTTTTCAATTTCCAAATTAGTTTTTAGTTCTAAAATTACCCTTTCTTTTTCTATTATAACTTTCTGTGTATCTGATACTCTGTCTAAAATCTGTTGTAAATCAAATTTTAGTTCTCCCTTAAATATCTTATCAAGTGTCTGATTTAACCCCTCTAGGAGCCTTTTATCCTCGTCTAAACTATTCTCGTTTATGTTTATCTGCAACTCTAATTCTTTAATAACACAACTTTTCTTTTCCTTTAATTCACTTTCTATTTTATCTGATGATAAACTATCTAATCTTAAATCAATAGCTTTATCAAGTTCTTCAAATAGTTTTTTAGTAGCATATGTTTTTCTTATAGGATATTTAAAATGCTTACAATGTGAGCATACAACTGTACTATATTTAATATCATTAGCATATGTAAAACTAGAATGTAATTTATTAATAGTACCGTCATAACACTTATGGTATAATAAACTTTCATATTTATTATCAGTACATCTATTTGTAAATACAAATTTATTTTTCCTTATTGTTCTGCTTTCTAGCACTTCATTAGCTTTCTTAAATGTATAATCATCTATTATCCTTAATGAAGGTACATAAAATTCTTCATTATAAGCTATTGATTTCCTTATTCCTAGATAACTTCTATTCTTAATCATACCTAAAACAGAGTGTCTAGTATACTTTTTACCATTTAGATTTTTAAGATTTAAACTATCAAGGTAATCTACACATTTAGAAGTTCCATATTTAATATATAAATCAAATATAGTTCTCACTATTTCTGCATTAGTTTCATCTATAACTATTTTCTTATCTATTATTTTATAACCAAAAGATATTTTACCACTTACATAATTAGTGTCTGTCCAATTTGCTCGTTTACCATTTTTAACTCTAACACTTGTTTTCTTACTCTCTGTCTGTGCAACCCATAATTTTATACTATTGATTAAGAAATCACTATCTTGTCCACTATTTAATTCCCCTTCTGTTACTGATATAATCTTAACATTACATTCATCAAGTAGATTTAAAAAAGATACTAATTCTAATCTTCTACCTATTCTATCCAAATTGAAAACTATTAACTTATCTAATTTACCTTCAATTGCTAGATTTCTAATTTCATTTAGGTCTTCTCGGGCATTTAAAGGTACTTTAAAGCCACTTACCCCTTCACTTTTTATAACCTTATCAATAATTATATTATGTTGCTCACAATAGCTATTAATAGCTAATTCTTGTGATAAAGTTTCTTGATTATCTGTTGAAATTCTAAGTAGTACCACATTCATCTTCTTCATAAATTTGTACACCTCTTTCTTCTGCTTGTACTAAAATATCAATTAATAAATTTAAAATGCTAGATTTATTTTCTGTTAATATCTCAAATTTTATTCCCATAAATTACACCCCTAGATAAATTATAGTATAAAATATTCAATATAACAATAAAGTAGAGGAATTTAATCCTCTACTTAATCATCTATTACTTGCTCAAATTCATATACCATATGATTGTTTATTGGAACTTTAGTTATTGCTTGTAAAAAGAATGTATAATAACAATCTTTATATTGCATAAACATTATTGCTTGTTGTAAATTTTTACTTAATGTAATACCAACATAATAATCATCTAAATTTTCATCTATTTCATCAAAAGTTACATCAATATTTGCCATTTTAAAAAATTTAGGATAAAAGTCAACATATATAAATTTATGTTTATTTTGGTTTATATCAAATCCTTCTTCTAACTCAAATCTATTTACAATCACTTTGTTCATCTCTATCACTCCTTCTTATACATATTATTGTCTAACTCTTAATCTAGTCAATTCTTTTAGTGTATCTTCATATTTTTCTTTTCCTATCTGTCTATATAATTCATTATAATATATTATTAAATTTGGATTTGCCTCACCTTTTAACATTTTATCTTTTATTCTTTTCCAATTTCTTAATATTACTTCATAATTATCTTTTGTTACACTATTCCAACATACTGCAAAATTTTGTGCAATAGTTCTTGATACATTTGAATTTTCCCCATAAAACTCAATAAAACCTCTAATCATTTCTTCTGTCATTTTTTTATCATTATCATCTATTTTTATTTTTTTTAATTCTATATATTCTGACATATTTAATTTATTATAAAAATTATCTTCTGATATATATTTACGTCCAAAATTTTCTGTTCTACCTAAATATCTTAAAGTTAGTTTAAGAATATATGCCATTGAAATTTTATCACGATATTTTTCTAACATTTCATTAGCAAATAAACAAAGTGGAACTTCGTTTTTAATACCCCTTTCAACCAATTCTATTCTATCCCAATCTTTTGATGTTGTCATTTCAAATTTTATTGCTTTATCAAGTGTATATTCATTATCTATTACATATCTTAATTCACTATTAGTAGTTTTACATGCCCATACCCTATGATGTCCACTAATTACTAAAAACTTTCCATTTGGTAATTCATTAACAATTATTGCATTTCTATTTTCTCCTTCTTCTTTTATACTCTTTTTTAAATTTTGATATTCTTTATTTGTAGGTTCTTCATCAAATTGTATTCTGTTTTCTTTATGTGCTACAAACATATCATATTCAATAGTTCTAAATATTATATCATTTTTTTGTTGTTTTAAATTTTTCATTTAATCATCTCCTTTTATTTATACCTTTATTATACTTATATTTTTATATTCTGTCAATAAGAGTAGGAAGAATAATTTTCTCCTACTCAAATATATCTGCTATATTATCTAGTATATCTGCCATACTTTCTTTTGGTCTTACATAATATCTTTCAGTAGTTTTCCAACTATTATGCCCTAGTACAAATGCAACTTTCTTTAAATCTACTCCCTTAGCTACTAGTGTACTTCCTATCATATGACGAACTGAATGTGGTGTAAATCCTTCAACATTAGCTATTTCACAACATTTATACCACACTTTTCTTATTGTTTGTTCATTCAATTGTTCTCCTTTGTAGTTGGTAAATAAATACTTTCTATTAGGTTTTTTAGCTATTAATCTTTCAATTAGTTCTTTTGTTGTATCATTGAAGTTGGAAAATCTTGATACATTGTCATTGTGTCCTTTTCCTCTGATAAAAATTTTTTTATTTTCTAAATCTATATCTTCTACTCTTACTCTACTTAGTTCACCTATTCTAGTTCCTATATTCATTAATAAATACATCATTGTTTTATCTCTTAATCCGTTTTTCCAATCCTCTTGTTCAAATGTGTCACTAGCTTTAAGTAATGCTTTTACTTGTTCATTTGTCATAACTTTGTCTTTGTATTCACTATCACAATTGCTTAATGAAGGTAATCTAAAAAATGGATTGATATTTGCATACCCTTTTACATTTAAGAATTGATAAAAGCTACTTAATTGTTTTGTATGTTTATTTATTGTTGATACTGATATTTCTTCTCTTAAACTATTAGCATAATCTAGGCACCAGCTTTGTGTAATATCAACCATATCTTCTAATTCAAAATCTGTATCTCTAACAAATCTATTGTAAGCATTTTTATAACTTCTGATAGTTTGTTGAGATTTCCCAAGTGATTTTAAATATTCCTCGTACTTAACTAATAATTCTTCTCTACTTATATTCATCATATTATCAAACCCCTTTCATTTTTTTATTTATAATATAAGATATGCAAATAGTAGGAAAAATGTTCCTACTATTTTTTATAATTTTCTTTGTAATCTTGATAGCTTACTGATATGAATGGCTCATACTCTACATTTGTTCTCATATCTACATTTATATCTTTCATATATTCATTTAATTTATATCCTCTTTTATCACACATATTATTTTTAAGGTATAACCATAAAGGTAATAATAAACAATATACTGATTTTACTTTAAACTCTTTAACTTCTTTAGTATCTATATTTAAATGTTGATTATTTAATACTACTTGTAATTGTGATTTAGGTAGCCATACACCTTGAACTTTTATAGCTTTTTCTGTTTCTGCTACTATTTCATCATAACATATAACCACATATTTTTTTTCATTATATTCTCTCATATTAAATCCTCCCTTAGATTTTTATTTTTTATTTTTTACTTAATATAATATATGCAAGTAGGAACTAAAATGTTCCTATTATTTTTAAATTATTTTATATCTTTATTATTAACTAACTATACTTAGATTATACTTATGTTTTTATATTTTGTCAATAAAAAAGAGAGAAATAATTCTCTCTTAATAATTATATTTTCTAAAATGATACACCTTAATCCATAACCAAATCATAGGTATTACACCAAAGAAAATACTTCCTATACCATATAATATTGGACTAGCCATTTCCATTTTATATCCGTATCTTTCTTCACATTCTCTTGCATAAAAATAACTTGCTAACATTATTAATAAACTAAGCATAAATTCCATATTATTTCACCTCCATATAAATTGAAGTTAATTTAGAAAGCATTAATCTAAATCTTAAAATATCATCTTGTAATCTCTTTATTTCTTTTTTATCTTTATTTTCAAAAGCCATTTCAAGTTCTTCTAAAGCATTTTCAAGTTTATCTTCTAATCTTTTCATCATCTCTTTATAAGTTAAATCCATACTATCACACCTTTCTATTATTTTATTTTGATATGATAATATTGACAATTAAAATTTAGTCATATAAAATTGTTTTATTTTATTTGCAACATTTTCAACTGTTGTATTAACATAATTCATTTTACACTCTGTATCTGATAATTCAACTAAATTACCTTTAAATTCAAATACTGTATAATCTCCTTTTTTATACATTTTAAAAGGTATATGTGCTATTTCAAGTGCCGCATAAACATTTTTCCAATTATTCATATTATTCATAATTACCACACTCCTAATTTTTTTTATATTCCATTATTTGTTTTGCTATATCACTACTACTTTTTTCATATCTCTTTGTCATATCATCTCTTAATTTTTTAATTAGAGTACCTACTCTTTGTTTTGTTATTCCTAATTCTGTACCGATTTCTTGATAAGTGTAACCATACATAACCATTTTTATAATTGTTCTAATTCTTTCATCTTTAGTTAATATATAATCATATAGTTCTGAATATTCTAGGTTATCAAAATCTTCTTCTCCACAACCTAATATATTTTCTAAGTTTCTATCACTATCATCATTTCCACAACTTTCTTCAAATGATGATACATAACCGTCTGTGATACCTTTATATTTATTTATATCTTGTGTTACAAAAGTATACATATCATTCTTAATTATATTACTAGCAAAAGTTGAAAAAGCACCTTTACCTTCTTCATATGATTGTATAGCTTTATATAAAGCTATTCTTCCAATTTGTTCCATTTCTTCTTTATAATTCTCTGCATAAGTTTTATAATATTTATTAAAAATCATATATACTAAACCCATATTTTCCATAATCATTTCATCATAATTTATAGTAGTTGTATTCATCATATTATCAATCCTCCATTTAATTTTTAATTTATATTATAATATATGCAAGTAGGAACTAAAATGTTCCTACTTTTTAGAGAATTATTTTTTTATTCTTCATCTCCTTCTTCTTCAAATTCTTCTTCTACCATTTGTTCTAAACTTTCAAATTCTTCAACTTCTTCTTTAACAACTTCTTCCAATTCTTCAAGTGTATACATCAATTCTAATTCTTCTTGCTTAAACCAACCACTTACACCATTTGGAAATTCTATTGCATACTCTATACATAAAACATTTGCCGCTCTTTTAACTTCTCCAACCATACCAAATTCTTCTCTTTCTTTATTTATTACCATTACTTTATCATTTACTGAATATAAAAACATATATAATCACACCTTTCAATATTATTTATTTTCTTTATTATTTCTATATAAACTATTATATATTAATAGCTTTTGTATTTCTTCATCTGTTTTATCAAGTGCTTGTTTTAATGTGTATGTGAAATACATTGGCTTATCTAATACTCTTTTTTCTCCTTCTGCATTTATTAACATTGTTGATGATTGTTCTACATCTGTTTCTTCCATAGCTAATCTACCTAAATAACCTTCAACTTCTGTAAATTTAGTTACACATACAATTCTAAGTTCTTTATATTCTACTTCAAATACTGCTAACCATAATCTTTTATCTTGTTTTCCTCTTTTGTTAAGTTTAATTGTCATTACATTAGTTGTATATAATAATTCATTTAATGCTCTGTTTTTACATTTGTTTATATTTTGTATAGTTTTATAATAATTCTTTTCTTCTTCTATTCTTTCCATTAACCAAGGAACGTGTGCCTCTAGGTGATTTATTAAAAACATTATTTTTAAAGTTTTGTTTAACTCTATGCTTTCTTGTTTTGAACTCTTAATCAAAGCATATATTTTGTTTTTAAAGCTATTGTTTTTTTGTAATTTTCTTTCTTTCCCTTTTTCTTTATACTCATTGTAAGGTAAAGTTGTTCTTTTTTCATCTTTCATAATTATCTATCTCCTTATTCTTATTTTATATATTTACTTTTTACTTTTTTTATTACCTTTGCTTTCTTCTTCTAACTGTTTTTCCTTTTTCTTTCTTTCTTCTTCTTCTACTTTTCTTATCTCTAGTTGTTCTAACATAGCTTTTTCAAATTCTCTTACATAAAACTTTCTTAATTCTTCTTCAACATCTGCATATTCTTCTGGAATACCGTCATATGTGTCTGTTATTCCTTTACTTTCTAATATATCTAAATGAAGTACTGTAAGTTCATTTCTAAATAAGCTACTTTCAAATCTATTGTTAGCAAATCTTTTTATATAAGGTTTATTTATTTCTGAAAATGTAAAGCAATATGAATAACCTTTTTTAATTTCATTTATATGATTTATTATTTTATCTTTATCTTTCTTTTTCATAATCTCTACCTCCTAATTAAATAATTTACTATTTAAGCTATAATACATTTCATTATCTGCTATGATTTCATAGAAAACTTCTCCGTCTATATCTTCTGTTATATAAAGAACTTGGTAAGTTAAATCTTTTGTTAGCATACCTTTTATATTTATCTTAGGTGTAACTACTTTATTTGATTTACAAATGCTACTATACATCTTACCCTCTCCTTTCTTTTCTTTATATAATATTATATGCTAGTTTTTATATTATGTGCATACTTTTTATAATTTTTCTAAAATTTCTTTAATCTTTTCTGTATCTATATCTAAGTCAAATACCATTTCATTTATTATAAACTTAATTAATTCTAATACTTCTTTTTGTTTTTCTTCTTTATAGTTCAATTCTAGTTCATCAAGTGCTATTTCTAAATAATCTTTTGACAATTGCTCTATTAAATAATCTTCATAGACTTCATCAACATCTAATTTTTGTATTTCTACTAATCTTTCAAATAGTCTAGCTTTAACAAAATCATCTAATTCTTTTTTACTTTCCTTTTCTTCTATTGTATTCACAACTACATCTTTATGTTCCTCTTTTTCTTCAAAATCTATTTTCTTTTCTTCAAACTCTTTTATTATCTCGCTCCAAAATGTTGCTAAATCTTTTGTATCTTCTAACATTGGTACACTTTCCATAAGTTCGTCTTTATTTAACCATATACCTTTTTTATTTTCAAAGTTTACATACACATTCAACTCTTTATCAATTTCATCTATTGATACTACTGTTCCAACTGTTTGTGAGTGCATTAATTCTTCTAATTCTATTATTGTTTTTTCACCTCTACAATAATTTTTATGCACTTCTTTTAATTTAACTTTGTCATTTATCTTAAACATCTTATCTTCTCCTTTATTTTAGCATTATTTTATTGTTTACAAAATTTCTAGTTAATCTTTCTGCTACTAATAGGAATTGTATATCATTAGTAAACACTAATTTATAAAGCATAGCTACTGTTGAGAAAGCAAATTCTAAAGGATAGCTAACTTCCATTTCTTCTATACCTTCTTTTTCCATTGTTGTTATTGTGCTTAATAAAACTAAATTTAGTTTAATTAGCATTTTATATTCATCTGCTTTTAATCCTAAATCTTCATATGTTTTATTTTTTATCTTTTCTGTGAAAACTTTTATATCTTTATAATCTACTTTAAATAGTATATAATCCATTTTCCATATCTCCTTTCTAATTTATTTTACCTTATTAGGCAAGATTATTAGGAAGTTAATCACCTCCTAATTTATTTGTATACCTTTATTATACTTATATTTTTATATTCTGTCAACAAAATTTAAAACTTTTTATAAAACTACTATCAATAATCCTATTATTATAGCTAATAATAATATTGTTCCTTTTAAAAAGTATCCTCCATGTTTCTCCATTTTCTTAGCTAATTCAAATAATTCTTCATCATTTAGTTCATAATATCCATTACATTCTCTCAATACTTTTATTGTTTCCTCTTTATTATTTTCAACTGAATATTCTTCATTGTGATATTGACTATGAATATAACACATACCACCTAATAACATTCCACTTAATAATAACATAAATACTTTTAACATCATAATTTACCAACTCCCTATATTATACATAATATTAACATTAATGCCATACATATTATCATATTTCTTATTGATTTATTTGTAGTTTTCTTAATAGCTATTTCTATTTCTTCCATTGGATAATTTTTATTCATTTCTTTATCAATAGCTTTTTTAAATTGTTCTTTGTGTTTTAAGGATATCATACCATATGATACTTGTGTTATTTCTAAAAATAATTTTACCATTGTTAAGACTAAAGCTATGCTTTTGATTACTGTTACCATTTTATCAATCCCTTTCTATTTTTTATTGCTACGGTTTTCTACAAATATTACCAAACCATATAAAGCAACAACTAAAGCAACTAAAATTTTTAACATTGTTATTTCTCCCATACTAACATCTCCCTTTTAATTTTTTAATTTCTTTATTTAATTTATTTATATCTATAAACTTTTGTGTATAAGTTAATAGTATATCAAAGGTTAAAATACTTGTGGCAATTATTGGTAATACCATAAATTTACCAAACATAGTTTCAAAATCTGCATTTACACCTATTAATATTGTTGTTGTATTAATAGCTAACATTCTAATTAATTTTATGAAGTATTCTTTTTTAACATATTTAACTATCTCCACTTCTTCTTCTAACATTTCAATTTTATTTAATACATACTCTTTGATACTAATTACTTTTTCTTCCATAGTATCTACCACCTTTCTATATACTATGCAAATTCTTTAATTAATGTGTATATTTTTTTCTCATTTTCTAAGAAAAAGTTTATACTAAAATCATCTGCATATTGTTCTCTAGTTAATCTTCTATAATGTGTCATTTGTTCAAGTCTACTGTGTAATAAACCTTGTGTCATTGTAAAAGCTAAATGTTGTAAAGAACATATATTGTGTCTTTTTAAATATTTATTTTCATACATATCTATTATTAAATCTTTAATGTGTCCTATTTCGTGAAGGAGAACTAATATATTAAATATAAGGTCTTCATCTATACCCCTTCTTACAAATTTACCAAAATCAATTCCTCTAGGTATATATAATATTCTCTTTAGTATTTCTTTATCCTCTTTTGAAATACCATTTGTGAAATTATGAAAAATCATAAAATTCATTCTTGTACTTTTTCTAATTTTCCATTTATATTTTACTTTCTTCATTTCCTTTTCATCTTCTAATATCAATCCATTTTTTTCAGAGGGTATAGTATATATTTCATATGATATCTTATATCTATTTTTATAATCAAATATTTTTTCTATATCTTCTATACCTAATTTAAGTATTTCATTCATTAATTCCATTGTCATATATTATCTACCCCCTAATGCTCTAACATATCATATGTGTATATTGTTCCTAACCAATTCAATATAAATCCACTTTCTTCCTTTGCTAATATCATATACTCTTTACCTTTTGTAACTTCCATATCTTCTGTAAATACTTCAAAATCTGTTTTTTCTTCATTCCAATAACATTCTCCAACTTCTAAGTCATTTCTGACTTTAACTACTTTTCCTATTTCTAATATCATTATATTCAACCCCTTTCTTATTTATACCTTTATTATACTTATATTTTTATATTCTGTCAATAAGATTAGAGGAAAATTTAATTTCCTCTAATATTGTACTTCATATTCTCTAATTTCTGCTAGTTGTTCATCTGTACGGTATAAGTTACCATAGAAATGATAATAACCTTTTTCTATTAAATATTTTTCTGCTAATTCTCTTGTTCCAAATACATTCTTATCCATAAAATGTTTATTATTTATTATGACAAATACCACCATTCTGACTTCTCTCCTTCTACATTTTTATTTAATTCTTTTATTTGTGCTGAGTGTTTTTCGTTACAATATATATCTCCATAGAAATGTTTAAAATTTTGTTCTTCCATTAAAAAGTTTTCTGCTAATTCTCTTGAACTAAAAAATTGTTCGTGTAAATGGACTTTATCAAATATTATTATATATATATTATTCATACTATCAACACTCCTTTTTAATTTTTTATTTTATTAAAAATAACATTGAAAACAATATTATAATCCATATTGTTGTTTCCATTTTATCATCTCCTATAATTATACTATATGCAACATCTACTCAAAATGTTACCATTTATCTTTAGTTTATCAAATATTTTATTTTATGCAATTTATCTTTAGTTAATATAAGGTTTTAAATGAGTTAATATATCTAGTCTTCTATTATAATTTTTTAAATTCGGTATTCTTTTAGAAAATTCTACTGTATTCCAATATACTGTCGCCAAATGATGATTTTTTAAATTTATTACAAAACATATTACACATTCTTTTATTTCATTTTCCATTTCAACTTTAAAAGTATCGTGGCTTTTTATAAGTATTCTTGTTGAACCGTCTGCATTATAGTTACATTCTAATAAATTCTTTTCAATTGTAAATTCTTTTATGGTCTTCTTGATTAAATCAACTCCAAAGGTTATTCCTTTTTCCAACATCTTTTCTTTAAGATGTGGACTAATTATCATTTTATTTAAATTAAAATTTTTTACTGCTATAAATATCATTTGTTTTTCCAAATCATTCATTTGTGTTATAAATTTCTTTTGTTGCCCTTTTGTTGTTGTTGAAAATTTGTTTATTGTACCACTTTTATAAATTACCTTAGAGTTGTTAGCCATAAAATCTACCACCCTTCATATAATTTATTTTTTATCTGTGATAATACATTATATGCTCATTTTTATTTTATATTACTAATTTTTAAAATAATATTTCATTTAATTCTTCCATAAATTCTACTACTTCATAATATCTGCTACCTCTTACTGTATCCTCATTTCTTATATATCCTTCTAATATTTCTTCATACATACTTTCCATTTCACTAGATGTAAAGTAAACTTTTGTTATATCCATTTCATATTCTACCATTTCTAATACTTCTTCTAACATTTCCATTTCCATTTCTGATAATTCCATTTTGTACATTCTTTCTATTGTCATATTCTATCTACTCCTTATGATTTTAATTTTTTATTTTTTATTTCTTACTTAATATATTATATGTTTATTTTTATCTTTTGTTACTACTTTTTTAAAAAGTTTTTATTTTTTTTCTTTTGTTATATTTATATTATATTCCTTTCTTAATAATATTATACTCATATTTTTATATTTTGTTACTAAAATTTTTATTTTATTATACCTTTATATTCTGCTAAACAACAATCAAGGTAATATATATCTGTTACTAAACGTTCACCTTCACCTTGCAATTCAATAGGTAATTCTCCATTATTTTCATTATATATCTTTTGAAGTTCTAAAAATCTATTATACTTTTCTTTTCTTAAAGTCATTAATTTATTATAATATTCCATTTGTCTTACCTCCTTGTTTATTATAATATTATTATATGCTAATTTTTATATTATGTGCATATTTTTTAAAAAAAGAAAGAAGAATTTATTCTTCTTTCTTAAAGTAATCAGTCATTTTTCTTAATTTGCTATGTTCTTTATAATTAATATGATGTAAAACTAAGTTAGCTATTGATATACTAGTTATTGCAACTATACCTATAATAACATTTACATCTTCTGAACTCAAACTATCATCTCCTTTCTATTTAGTTATTCTTATACTAGTTATTTTATCAAATGGCACTATTACAAAGTATTCTTTATTAACCCTAAAAGTATCTTGATATTTTCCTTTATAATATTCTGTATATTTAGCTTTGATATAATTATCAGTTACAATCAAATCATTTAAATTAGTTTTAAAAATATCTCCATTACTTTCTGTTGCTAAAACTAAATCATTATAACTATTTTCTAAATCCTTTATAAACATTACATTATTCATTACACCATTTATTCCTCTACCCACAAAACCTTCATAGTGTATAGCCATAACAAATGATGTATTTGATGTTTCTTTTAATAATTCTAATATATCTTGTTTATTTAACATTTAATTACCTCCTTATAATTTGGATTAAGATAAATAGAAGAATTTAATCTTCTACTATAAAACCATTATCTTCTACATAATCATTAGTTATTAAATAATATTCTTCAAATTGATTATTAGGATAACAAACTTTAACTATTACTTTTATTCCCAATGGATTATACTTTTCATTCATTTCTTTATGATAATCTATCATTTTATTAACTACTTCTTCTTTTCTTTCTTTTTCTTCTGTAACACTTGTAACATTTTTTTCTTCTTCATAGCTATCATATATATAATCAACATCTATTGCCCAATATATATCACAATTTTCATCTCCATAAGTACTGATTTCCATACATTCATATGGTAAACTTTCTTCTACTTCTTGATATACTCTATTAAATACTTCTTCTGATTGATTTAATTCCATTTCAGTAGAATTATCTGTTGTAGATTGACAACCTACTAAATTCAATCCTAAAGCTATTGCTAATCCTAAACCTACTATTTTATTTAATTTCATATACATACCACCCTTCATATTTTTATTTAAGATAAAGAAAGGAGAAAACCTCCTTTCTTATATTATATGTTTCATTTTATCTTTTGTCAATATAATTTTTATAATGCTTTATAATCTCCTTGTAATATTATTTCTTTTAAGTTTTCATTAACATTTTTTACAAGTTTATTTAAATCTTTAAGTGATTTTGATGTATCATAAGTATAATCATCTGCTTTATCTCCATAATCACTATCATATGTTTGACAATATTTATAATGATTATAACTAGCATTATATAAATTATTAGCCATTTCTTCCATTAATTCTAATACTTCTTTATATTCTTCATTATCTTTAAATTTAACTAATTCATAATCATTTATTTCTTCTATTATATCATCAATATCATCTGCTAAATATCTATAATCCACTTCTTTTTCAAACATATATCTATCATCATTTACTAAATAATTATATTCATCTGTAAAATTTGTAATATCTTCTATCATTTGGTTAATATCATTTATAGTTTTTTCTTCATTTACTTGATTTCTTATAGTAATTAAAGAAGTTCCAATTAAACTAATTACTAATAAACAACTAATAGCTATACTAATTACTTTATTTTTATTCATATTCTTAAAATTCATTTTCATATATAAACATCTCCTTTTAAAATTTAAATTTTTATATTCTTTATCTCTATTTCTAAAATAATTCCCAATCACTATCTAATAATTCAAATCCTTCACAATACATCATTTCATTATGCCCCCAATGTAAATATCCGTCTTCTAAACTCATAAATACATATAAACCTTTTGCCCAATCTTTCTTTCTTATTGCATATCCTTGTTCTGCTTTTACAAGTGCTTGTTGTAATCTCATACTATTATCTCCCCTATCTTCTATTACCTTTTCTTCTCTTTTTATCTTTATATTTATTAATCAAACAATCTAGTGAGCAATACATCTCTCCATTAAATTGTATACCTTTATTCATAGGAAATCCACAATATTCACATCTATATTTTTTCTTTTTCTTAAATGTAAACATCATTCTTCACTCTCCTTATCTAATAATTTACTTCCAACATATGCTCCTAATTTTAAAGTTCCAAAATACACTCCTATTGCAACACCTAAAGCTAAAAATTCCATTTAACATCATTCCTTTCTTTTATTTTATTTATACCTTTATTATACTTACCTTTTTATATTCTGTCAACATTATTTAAATAAATAATTATCTATTACATCTTGTTTATTTGATACTATTACTACACCACCTTCTTCATCTTCTTCTCCTAATATAATAAACTCTGCTCCACCGTCAACTAATTCACTTATCATTAATCCTAATTCAAATGGCTCTTTATATCCTCCATTATATATATTAGCATTGTTATTTTCATTTATTAATATTATATTTGTCATTCCTATCATATCTCTATACACACCTACTACAAATGGTGAATTTGTTTTTTCATAATAAGCAAATACTAAACTAGCTATTACATCAACTCCTTGTGTTTCCTCCATTTTCATTGATAATGGCTCATTACAACCACAGTTACACATCATTGTAGGAAAGAATTCGACATTCTCCAACACATTATTTGATAACTTTAATTCTTCAAATTTCATTTATATCACTCCTTATATTAAAATAAATTATCTTCATATAATATCCAAACATAAAGACAATCATTAAATTCTTCCATTTTTACATCTTTTAATATTAAACCTTTTTCTTCAATTTCTTTTATATGTTTATTTACCATATTGCTAACAATAGTTCCTTCTAAATACTCTAAGTCTATATTACCACAATATTTCATTCTTACCATATTATCAATCCTTCTTATTTATTTTTAGTTCTTTCATAATATTGTTTATTATATTGTTTAACACATCTTTTACAACTAGAATATAATCCCCATTTACCTCCCTTTTGTCTTCTGAAATTACCTTCATAAGCTACTAATAACTCACCACATTTAGTACATTTTTTAATACGGAAAGGACACTTCATATTATCAACTCCCTTTATTTAAATTTGTATTGCTAGATATGTAAAGCCCTCATAAGAGGGGAACTTTTTAGGGTGTTAGTTTCCACCGAGTTTGGTAAGTCAGTTATCTGTCTGACGGTTTTTATAAGTTTTCCTTCTTAATATATAATATGTAAGTAGGAACTAAAATGTTCCTATTTTTTTTAAATATAAAGGAGAAAATTTTCTCCCTTATATTAAAATGGATAACTTTCTGAATATCCTCCATTATCTTGATTTAAATACATTTCATAAAACTCTTCATATTCATCTAACCAATCACAACTTTCATAATCTTCTTCTGTTGGGTGTTCTGTTTCTAAACTATCCATTGTTTCATCAAATATTGTACCTAACCAATATATTGCATAGCTTACATAATCTATTTCATATACATTATTACTCATATCAAAGCATATGTTACCGTCACATACAACTTTACTACCATTGTCTAATAGTAATTCTGTTCCGTCTGCTCCTATTTCAACACAATCTAATACATCTACAAATTCTTCTAAACTTAAAACTTTACCACTTAAAGAACTTAAATCTTCTTCTTCTAATTCTTCTAATTGACTTGCACTTGATAAATTACTCCAACTAGACCATTTACTCCAATAGCTTGAAGAATAGTAGTTGTAGCTATAAGTTGAATTAGAATATTGACAACCTTCATATTCTTCAAATTTACCTACTGTTGTGATATTACCTTCTGTATCTAAGAATGATAATTTACTTCCAACTTCATATTCTATTGCTTTCATCATTACATCATCTTTTAAGAAATCTTTGTAAACTTCATATACTTTTGATAAATAAGTTTTGATAAATGTTTGAGTATCATTTAAAGTACTATTTTTACTAGGCTCGTATTTACTCATTATACCATTGTGAGCCATACCTAAATCAGTTGTAAATCTTAATGCTTTTAAATCATTTACATTATTACTTATTGGATAAGGGTGACAATTTCCTTTATTTATTCCACCACTTGTTGAAATTCTAAAGTGCATTACTAATCCTCTATCAACTAAGTTTATTTTTTTATCTAATTCCATTAATCTGTTATAAAATTCATCAAATTTCATAAAACCTTTTTCGATATAAACTTTACCATTTAAATTATACATCATTCCAGCACCGTCTGAATTATTGCTAAAACAGTTTTCTAATAACTCTTTTCTTGGTAATTCTATTCCTCTATTTTTATTAACTATAACACACATTCCACATACCCCTTTTCATTTTTTATATTTTTTTATTTCTTATATTACTATTATATGCTAATTTTTATAAAATGTTACACTTTTTAAAAATTATTTTTTATAACAATCATCACATTTAGCTTTTAATAATATTCCTCCAAGTACCACACTATAAACTATTATATTTGATATTATCATACTATCAACCACCTTTTCATTTTTTATTTTATATTACTATTATATGCTAATTTTTATAAAATGTTACTAATTTCTAAAACTTTTTAACAAATTTTTTCTATTCTATAAACTTCTATATTTTCCATACCTTGTTCATCTAGCTTTTCTGTTATTTCTAATACTCTATTATATCTATCTGTTTCACCTTCAAATGTAACTCCCTCTTTAGTAGTAGCTACTATTTTATACATTATTTTATTCATCATATTATTACCACCCTTCTTCTTTATATTATTATTATATGCAACAACCTACTAAAATATTCCTAATTTATAAAATAATTTTTATCTTTTGTCAATTACATTTTGTAAATATAATCAACGCTAAATCTCATAAAATTCTCCAAAAGGTATAACAACTTCTTCAACTTCCATATCTTCATAACTTAATAATAATTCCTCTAGTTCTTCTTTATAATTATTTATTACATCAAATACAAATGTATCTGCTACTATTTCTAAGTTTAAATTTCTGTAATAATAATCTAGTTCTTCATCTTCTAATGTATCTTCTAATCTTTCTAACTCTTTTTTACCTTTTATATATTCATCTGTATAAGCTATCCATTCATCAGTAGTACTATTTAAAAAATGATTTAAATGCCCAAATTCGTGTAATATAGAGAATGTTAAATCACTTAATGCACTATCTATATTATTACTAAATAAATTAAATATATCTACATTATGTGTTTCTTTTAATATTTTTCTTAATATTGTATCTTCATTTATATCTAAATAATAAGGTAATCTTAAACTATCTAATTCAAATACTCCTTTTATTTTTTGATAATCTAAACCAAAATATTCTTCTTCATCTTGAAATACAACTAATTCTAAATCTTTTTTTATTAAATCTTTTTCTTTTAAGAAGTTTAATAAACTACTTACTAAAACTTTACTTATATATATTCCATTCATTGTACTTGCTACCATATTACCAACCCCTTTTCATTTTTTTATTTACTTAATATATTATATGCAATTACTTACTAAAATGTTCCAATTTTTTAAAACTTTTTTTAATTTCTTTTGTTATTTATATTATAGCCATTATCTTTTGTTTTATACTATTATTATATGAAAATTTTTATATTATGTTACTAATTTTTATATTAATTCTATAATTTTATTTATCCATATGCTTATAGCATTTTTATATTTCTTCATCATCATTATAGCATTTTGGTCTGCATATGTTTCAGTAACCATTTTTCTATAAGCTAAAAATCTTTCTATATCATTTTCCAAATCATTAATTTCATTTCTTTCTTTTATTTCAACAATTGCACTTATAAAATCTCCATATCTATTTATATCTCTTAAACATTGTTTCATATGCCCTAATTCGTGTAGTAAACTAAACACTACCATTACTTCTTCAAATGATACTTCTATATCATTAGCATATTTTAACATATCAAATTTATATTCCTCTAAGAAAAACCAATATAATTTAGTACCAAAATCATCTATATCTTCAAAAATTCCAGGAAATTCTATTGATGTATAAAATTTATATGTTTGTTCATCTTTATAATAATTAAAACCAAACATATAATCTTCTGTTAAAGGTATTCCTTCATCATCTCTAGCATAGTCTACTGAAAAATCTAGTATAAAATCTTCACAAAGTTCTTCCATTTCTCTATCTATGATAAAGTTAGCAAATCTTTCTACATTTTCCTTATTTAAACTTATAACATAATCAATACCTTTACTTATACTTATCATATAAATTCCTCCCTTAATTTTTATTATAATATAATATATGCAATAGGTACTACAAATGTTACTAGATTATTATTTTTTTTATAAAAAGAATAGAGGATTAATTTCCTCTATTCTCTACCATTTAACTATAACTCTATATTGTATATTGCCACCATTCATTTCAAATATTGCAAATGGATTAAAGAAGTCTGATGAATAGAATGAACTAAGGTTACTATAAGCATTTAGTTTTACTTTAACTTCTAATCCTAGTTCTTCAAATGCTTGTTTCCATAAGTGTATAGGATTATATTCTCCCATTTTAACCATTACTACAAAGCTATATGTTGTTTTACCTTCTCTTGATAACTTAACTATTTCCTCTTGTATTTTAACCATTTTTTCTTCAATATCTTTTTTAGCTTGTTCATATTCCTTTTGTTCTTTAGCTTGTTTTAATTGTTCTTGTTCCTCTTGATATGACTTTACATTTTCTTGTAACATTTCTTTAAAATTTTTCATATTAACATCTCTCCTTTATTTTCTAAATAATTCTTTAACTATTATCAAAGCTAACCTTCTAATAAAACCTTTTATATTTATCAATCCTTTCTTTTAATCAAATCACTTATTTCTTTTAAGAAGAAAAATGTTAGTGTCAATATACCTACTGTACCTAGAATTGCTCCTACTAAATCAAATAAACTATTCATTAGGTTAAACATAAATGTATCCATATTATCATCTCCTTTTTATATTGTGTTAAGATAAGGGAGGAAAATTCCTCCCTCGCTACTAATTAGTAGCTTTAGCTTTATTAGTAGCTTTTGGTAATACAAATTGTGGGAAGTTATTTAATAAATATTCACTTACATATTTATCTGTATCATATGTTAATAATTCATAGAATGTAGGCATATTGCTTAAATCTTCTTCTAATTCATTGTTTATCGCCCATTCATTTATATTACTTACTATTTCAAATCTTGCCATAAGTTCTTCAAAATCTGTTGTACCATTGAAAAATCTAAATTCTACTGTTTTTCTATTAGTTATATTTACTGCTCTATATCTATTTTTATTTACTGTATCTAATATTTTTTCTTTACTAATATTTACTAGGTTTAAATCCTCTGTATAAAAACTTGCCCAACGAGAAAGTTTTCTTTCTGTTCTCTTACTTAATTCTGTTATTTCTTCTTTATAATATTCTATTGCACATATTAAATTGTTCATTTGTTCATCATTTAATTTAGTCATATGGAAATGTAAACCACAACTTTCAGTAGCACTATATTTATTTTCTTCAACTATTTCTAATATTCTAGCTATTTTACTTTCTAATTTTTCAAACATATAATTTTTAGTAAAAGGATAAGTTATCATTTCAAAACCGTCATTTAAGCTACCGTCATTTTCAAATTCAAATTCATTAGGTACTACTTCTTGTATTTCTCTAGCTAAATCTTCTCTTTCTGTTCCCCAAGCCATAGTGTTTTCTATTTCTATTTCCATACCATAAAACATATAATTTCTTAAACCTTCTTCTCTTTCTTCTTTAGACATTAGCTTATTATATTCATAATCATCTTTATGGTTATGATATCCTCTTATAACTCTATTACCACATATTGTTTCATAACATTCTTCACAATAACACATTTCACTATCTTCGTCCCAACACATTTCATTTTCGTGGTAATAATTATCACATTCCTCACAGTAGCTAAAACAATCTGCCCAATCAAATGCGTCTTGACAAATCCAACCATAGTTTTGTATTACTGTATAATCTGAATATCTACCTGTGTACTCATATCTTTCGTGATAATCACAGAAGAATATTCTATTTTCAATTTCTGCTTTTCTCCAACAAGGTAAACAAACCATTATTTCTTCATCTTCATTTACATACCATACACTATCCATTTCATCTATCTTATGCCAACTACCACATATTCCACAAACTTCAAACTGTTCCATAAAACAATCTTCACATAATTCGTGTTCGTGCATTAATGTTTCCATAGTATCCATATTATCTTTTTCTAATTTAAAAGTTTCTCCACATTCACAACAAACTATTGTTCTTACTTCATTATTATTATTTAACATATATAAATCCTCCCTAATTTTAATTTTTTATTTTATCTTACTTATACTTTATTATATGCAACTACTTACTAAAATGTTCCAACTTTTTAAAACTTTTTATTTTGATTAAAGGATTAGTTAAGATTTATTATCTGTTTGCTTTCTTAATATAGTATATGCAAGTAGGAACTAAAATGTTCCTACTTTCTCATACTATCATCTCCTTTTAAATTATTTTAATCATCAATCCTTACTTCATATAAATATAATGCTTGATATAATTTATTTGGTATATTATATTTATATTCATCTGCTACTTCTTTTATTACTTTTTCTTTAAAGTTTTTATAACAATTAAATGCCTCAATAGAATTAGTAAATAAACCTAAATCTTGCTTTACACAATTACTATCATTACAATGTACTGTATATTTTTGACTTGCTTTATGCCAACTTACTCCAATAGGATAATTACCTCTATGATTATCTCTTTTTGTAAATAACATATTTATTCTACTTGGTACATATATGCAAGTATTAGAACTATATATCTTATCATCTAATTCGTATGCTCTACATAATATATCTTTATCCAAGTGCATTTTTTCATTGGGTATTTCATAATAGTTATCTTTATCCCATATACAAAAATTTTGAAAATTATGAAAATCTTTATCTACTACTACATCTTTATATGTTATATATTTGTTTATATAATAAGGGTCGTAACATCTTCTAAGCATACTAACCCATACTTCATATTGTCTAGTGTGTTTAGCACTATTACCACTTGTATATTTTCCTTCTCCTATATATCCTACACCATATATTTTAGGCTCATAAACACATTCTATATTTCCATTTTTAAAATTATAATATTCTCTATTCTTTACTACACAATTATATTCTTCAAAATAAATATCTACATTATGTGCATTTCTATATTCTATTAATTCCATTTTACTACCAAAGCTATTATACCTAATTTCTCCTATTCTTTCTTCCCTTAAATTTCTCATATCAATATCTCCTTTTCCCTTCTGTTAAATCTGTATATGTTCCTTTATTAGTACATTTTAATATCATACTATCATCTCCCTTATTTTATTTAAGAAAACCAAGTAGCTAAAAGCTACTTAGTTTCCTTTTTAATTTTCATTACATCTTTAACATCTACCTTTACTGTTTGAACTGTTGGATTATAATAAGTTGGTACTTCAACTGTTAATTCTGTTCCATTTAAATCTACTATCTTACCTTCTAACCAATAACCTTTACCAAATTTAACTTTACAAATACTTGTTTCATATCCTTTACCAAATAATTTTTTTAATTCATTTACCATAATATCAACCCCTTTTCAAATTTTTAATTTCTATACCTTAATTATACTAAGCATTTTATATTCTGTCAACAACTTTTTATAATTTTATAAATAATCTTTTTGGATAGCAATACTTATCTCCGTCATCATCTGTAATGATAAAACTAGTTTTACCTTCTGCTATTAAGTGGTATTCTCTACCTACTGTAATAGCATATACATCATTACTAAATATACATATAACTTTATCTTTTAACATATTAACTACCCCCTCTTTATTATATTATATGCAACAACCTACTTAATTACTACACTTTATATAATTATTTCTTTCGTTTATTAATTTTTTTAATTGACTTTGTTTTTCTGCTATCTCCTTTTGTAAATCTTTTATAGCTTTATCCATTTGATATTCTTCTTCTGTTTCAACTACTACTTGAAAACAATCTGTATCATAATAATAACCGTCACCATTATCATCTTTGATATAAAATTCATTACCCTTTTGATGATGTACAAAATAGTATACACCTTCTGTAATACAAACATAATGCTTTTTATTAATACATTTAGCTAACATTATTATTTCCTCCTTATACATTTATTATACTATGATTTTTATAATATATCATTAATATCATAAACTTCATTAAATAATGCTTTTGGATATGTGTGTTCATCTTTATCATCATCAATTATTGTTACATAAAAATCACTTTCATAAACTACATCATAAGTTTTACCTTCTGTTAAATCTGCAAATCCTTCTGTAAATATTGCTACTACTTGTTTTTTCATAAATATCAATCTCCTTTTATATTATGTTTAGTTTAGTGTCATTTCGGACAAGATATGTAGTTGATAGGGAAGTAATTCCCTATCTTAATCTGTTATCCAATCTTCTTCAAACATTATATCTAATGCTCTTTCTAATACTTTAATCTTTTCATTTATAACTTTTATATCAAATATTAGTTCTTCTGTTTTATTATAATCTGTTGTTTTATTTAATTCTTTTACATATACATCTTTTCTAGTTTTTAAACTTTCAATAGTTTTTTCTATTTTATTATTCATCATATTATCAATCTCCTTTATATTTTAATTTTTATTTTATATTAATATTATATGCAAGTGTTTCTTAAAATGTTCTTATTTTTTTAAAATAAATTTTTTATTAATACTAAGAACTCATTTCTGTGTAACCATACTTCTTCTGAATATTCAAACTCTACTAAATACATATTGTTTTCTTCATCATATTCTATTATTTCTCCTATGCTATTTTGATTTAATAAATTTTCTACTAGTTCATCTTCATATAGCATTAAAGTTTTTATTCCAAATTCATCTTCCATATATCTGCTTTCATTTAATCTAACTATTTTAACTTCTTTATTTAACATCTACATCTACTCCCTATTATTTATTTTGTTTTATGATATATTATATGCAAGTGTTTCTTAAAATGTTCTTATTTTTTTAAATTATTTTCTTAATCCATTATGTTGTTTAATAAAATCATTGAATATCTTTTTAAAATTAGCTTGTGTGCTACCACATACTCTACATTGTCCACCTATGCTATTAACATAAAATCTAGCTACATAATTTCCACTATTTGTTTTTTTAACTTGAACACCTTTATATTCATATAAACCTTCTTCTATTTTTTTCATTATAATTTAATTCCTCCTATATTTTAATTTTTATATTATGTTTATTATCTTGTGTCTATAAGATATTATATGAAAGTAGTAACCAAAAGGTTACTACTTTTTTAAAAATATTTTATTTTATATGTTGCAATAATCTTCCATATATTTGAATACATCTAAAGCACTAACTTTATTATCTTCTAAATCTTTATGAAATGCTTTATGTTCTTCTCCACTTAAACTAGTAGTATTAAATTTATACTCCCACTTCATAGCTATTGCTAAACATCTTTCTTTATATGGTAAATTCATCATACTATCAACCACCCTTCATTTTTATTTATCTTTCTATATTTATATTATATGCTAAAGTTTGAAAAAGTATACACTTTTTTTAAAAAATTATTCAAATATATATCCTTTCTTTTCCATTTCTTTTAACACATTTAATAATAAAAATAAATAATCTCTATCTCCATTTCTCACAATGAATTTGAAATAATGATATGCACTATTATTTTCGTTGCTATCTAGCTTTTTAATTAATTTATATAATTCTTTTAGTTCCTCTGATACTTCTATTCTTTCATTATCCATTTACTTTTCCTCCCTTTTTTCTGCTACACTTACTGTTTGTTCAACTAAAGTTAATACTGTTAATTCGCCACAACCTTTAGGAACAGGTGTAAAACTAACACCTTTTCTTAATAGCTTATCATAATCTTCTTTTTTAATATCTCCACATAGCTTTCCATTTTTACCTACATTAATACTTACATCTATAACTATTTGTCCTTTAACAAAATCTTCTGCTCCAACAAAATCTGCATTACCTGTACCTAATACTACAATATCTGCCATTTTTATTTTATGTTTTAAATTTTTTGTATGAATATGACATACAATAGGTGTTCCACCTCTTTGTAAAACTAAATGTGCTAAAGGTTTTCCTATAACATTACTTGCATTTACTATTGTTACTGTTTTTCCTTTTAAATCTATATTATTAAATTCTAAAAATCTTACAATTCCCAATGAAGTACAAGCAACATTTAATGGTTTACCTAAAGCTAATCTACCCATATTATAGGTACAAAATCCGTCTATCTCTTTATATGGACAAATTTGGTCTATTAAATAATCACTATCTAAATGTTCATATATAGGTAATTGTAATAATATTCCACAAACTTCATCATCACTATTTAATTCTTCTATTTTATTTTTTATTTCTTCTTGTGTAACATTTTCATCATATCTTATTAT